GACGTTGGCGTTGCCATAAACGGTGGTAGGATTGTAGGCACCCTTCCACGCTTCTCCGACGAGATAACGAATCTCCTGAATTTGCTCTTGTGTCATATTCTTATTATTTTTAATAGTTCTTAAAATCTGATTACTAACTCGGCGGTCGCGTAGTCATAACGCACACGGCTCACCTCCTGCTCCAGTCCGCTGATGGTCAGCACACCGTCTTCGGGGTTGAAGTTCATCACGGGGAATAGCATACCGCCGCTCACGCCCGGCTCACCCTGCGGCCCTTGTTCACCCTGCGGACCTTGTGCGCCCGTTGCTCCGTGAAGTGACGCAAGCCATTCCTCTTCCGTACCAACGAACCCGTGTTCAACGGCTATCTCGTAGGCACTCTTGCCTGTGTCGCCCTTCGCCCAATACGGCTCAATGGTTGATACTGCATTGATACTCGCGTCGCCTTGTAACGACAGCTGAAGGTTGAACTTCACCACCTGGCCTTGGTCATCCTCTTCCTCGATAACCACAGGCTTCGGGGCAATCCATTCGTCACACACGCCGCTTGCGTAGTTCGCGTCGTTCAGGTAGTACGTGCGCTCCACCATCAGGATGCCCAATCCCATGTGCTGGTCATCAAAACCAATCACCAGATTGTCGTTTTCGTCCAGATGGCAGTTGTGGTACTCCTGCCCGTCGAAACTCGCAACAAACGCTCTCGAAGGTGCGCCCGTGAAGTATTTGAAACGGAAGGGAACACCGTAACCGGCTTCACTACGCTCAGTAATGGTGAAGTCGGTCTTGAAAAAAATCTGTTTTATTTGCATGTTATTACTGATTATGCCGGAGGGTTTAGCGTCCGGCTGGTTATGCCAATTTGATATATGGCTTAACGTGAAAGCTAAAGCCAGGCACGTTGTATAGGTTCTGTGGCGATACCGTAGAACGGTGGTCGTAACTCGCCTCTACTTGCATCAGCGCGGCCACATACAGGCTCTTTGGCACCGTTCCGTATTGTTCCACCACGTCCTCAATCGTTCTGTTGCAAACGTTCAGCACCGCCTCTTCAGCGGCCTCGCCGTAGAGTTCCAGCAAGTCATCCTCACAATCGAAGTCAATGCGCGAATGCTGCTTGATCCAGTCTAATGTCAACCATTTCATATCTGATTTATTTTTGTTCTTTATGGTTCGGGCAAAAACGGCGTGTGGGTTTACCATAGACCTCACAGAAAAGCGCGAGGCACGAAAAAGCGAGGCCCTATGGTTGGGTCTCGCTTGGATGGTTCACATTAAACATGAGCTGCTGGAGGTCTTCTTCATCCTCTTCTGATATTGGTGAGCCTATATCATCATCTTCATCCTCAAATAATTGTGGAAATATATCAGATACTTTTTCCCCTTTCGGGTCGCGCATAGCATAAATGGCAGCGTATGCACATTCAGCCATCAGTTGATGCTTCAGTCGGTCGCGCTTGCGGTAGCCCATGACGATGAGGTGAATTTCCCACAGCCGCAGATCATACAGAAACTCGTGGCGGTTGAAGCCTATCTCGCCCACGACTAATTGGTACCAGTCGTAGGCGGATTCACGTTTTTTCTTTTCTTTCCTTTCTCCTTGTTTGCGGCTCTTAGTTTGTCGCCAACGGGCTTCGGGATGTTCAGCCAGTCAACACGCAGCAGCATGATGGTCTTTACCATTTCCTGAGTCTGCTCACGAGTGCAGTGGAAATATAAGTCTTTCACTGTGATAGGTGCATCCTCGCCGCGTGCTTCGTAGGCAGCAATGATGGCCGACAGCGACAGCTTCACGTAGTCATCGTCGGTAGCCTTCGGCATACCAAAGGTTGTGTTGCCCTGCTCGTCGGTAATAGGCTGGGGATTGAACACGGTGATGTCCTTCTCGTGGTTGGTCAATTCTCCGAACATCACTTCTGTACGGACGCAGTAGCGCATGAAGACATCTACGACCTCTTCCTGGCCGTCGGCATTCATGCGTGTCAGTTGGATAGTTCTCTCTGGGTTCATATTCTTCTGGGTTTAGTTCTGGTATAAGCGGGGAAACCGCTTATCACAATCATTTATAAAAACCGCCCGCTCTGCATTGCCAAGCGCTGGACCGTAGGCAATTCGCAGGCGAGCGGCCTTGATAGGATATTATGCGCCAACTGTGTAGTCGCCGTAGCCTGACAACTGAGTGTCGTAGGTGGCTACCTGCCTGTTGGCTGCATTGATGGCGAGTGAAGTGATGCGGGCCTGACCACTGGCGATGACGCTGCCCTTCGTGCGCTGGTTGGCACCGCTCACGTTGGCAATCTGCCAGTACAGCAAGTCGCTTGCCTCGTAGTGTTCCATCAGTGAAGCGAGCGTCTGACCGTCCACACTGCTGGTGATGGTCTCGCCAGAGTCCACGAGGGCGTTGGTCGAGATGTCGTAGGTGTAGCCAGTAGGCTCCTGTACCTGCCATGTTCCTGGTGTGTCCTTGGTCGTAGCGTCTTCAAGGCTCAGGCTGACATGCAGACTGAGCGTCTTGGCACCGGCAATAACCAGGGCAGGATTGCTATCGTCGCTGAGGAACAGGCGAACGAACTGACCCTTGGTGTAGCTGCCAGCAGCGATGGTGTCGGTGCTGGGTGTGGTCGTCAGTTTCTCCAATGCGGATGTACCTTGGAATTGGAGCGACTTAGCCGAGTTAGTCCTGTCATCAAATTGCAGCGTCAAATCATTGATATATGCCTGACCTTTGCGAGCGTAGCCGGCACTCTCAATGCCCTGGTTGTCGGTGGTCGAAGTCTCATCCCACATGAGCGTGAACGGAGTCATGGACTTGATGGCTGTCAGCATTGCACCGGCATCCACCACGTTGAGCGACTCACACTGCACCGACCATGCGTTGCTGGTGACTTCTGGCTTGGCACTGCCCCCGATGTCGTCCTTCGTGCTGGCATCGTCGGTATTGGCTGTGAGGTTTACCGTACAAGAGGTAGCCATTCCTATGCACTTGAACTTGGTCGCGGTGGAGTCATACACCAATATACGAAAGTTTTGACCTTTTAATCTCATAATTGTAAAAAGTTTAGAGTTTTACACGATGTCAACTCGAATAGTATAGGCACTTCCGTCACCCTTGCGACCAACGGCTCCGACGCTGTAGCGGCAGTCGGCTGGGATGTTGTCAACCAGTTCGGCAAGAGCCTCACGGGTGGGTGCTTCGAGAATGGCTGTGCCGTTCTTCAGCAGGTCGTCATAGACGGTTGGCTGCTTGTCTTCTTTAGGGGCTTCAACGGGTGAACCGTCGAGCACGGTTTCATTCTTCTTGCTCATCGTCGTATAGTCCATTTTCAACGTCACACTGATAGCTTACGGTCGAGTGGTAGCAGGGTTTCATCCAGTCCCACGCCACGCCGTTTGTCTGCACGCTCTGAAGGTTCGGAATGTCCGCGCCCTGGGTGTACAGCGTCGTGATGTAGTTGTTGATGGCCTTGCGCACCATGCGGATGAGTTGCTTCACCTGCTTGGGGCTGGTTGCGTCAACTTCCACACTGGCCTGCACTCTGTCCTCTCCAGACTCCCACACGTTGTCCTTCGTCTGCTGATTGTTCGTCAGTCCGTCGTCGGTCACGATGATGCAAGGCAACGGGGTGTTGTCTTTCTCATCGGGACCTACTTCGAAACATGTTGAAACGATGCGACCGCCAACGGCAGTCTTCAGCGTCTCGTCAGCCTGAAGAGCATCGTAGAAGAGTTTATCGAGTTCGATGACCATTGCTATCTGTGCGATGTTGTGTTACTAATGTTCATTACTTAGATTTCTCTCCCTCTGGGGAACCGTGGGCGGGCAACCTGTTGCTGCTGCATCGGAGCCGCCCACGGCAGGAACTATTCCCAGGAGTTGAGCGAAGAGAGTTTATCCGCCAATCTCGTTAGAAGATGCGGGAGTGGTCAACTTGATGAGGGCGAATGCCTGTGGTGTGCCGTCGCCGCCGTTCACCTTGCCAGAGAGCTCGGTCAGAGAGTAGTCGGTGCTCATGCCGATAGCAACCGTGCCACGGTCGAAGTTGGCCTGACTGGTGCCGTCGATGTTGAAGCGAAGTTCGCCGTGCTGCTGCTCTGCCAGATAACCGAAGTGACCGATGGCGATGTAGCGGTAGGTAGCGTCCTTCGTAGCAACACCGTCGCTGCCGATGGCGTAGTCCACGTAGGGAGACACCTTGTACTTGTAACCGCAGCAGCGGCCATCCTCGATGACGGTGCGGTTGGAGTCGGTGGTGCCGGGGATGAGCTTCTTGAACTTCAGAGCCACCTCGGTGGTCTTGTCCATGATGATCTCAGGCTCGCCCTCGAAGCCCTTGTCATACATCTTGGCGATTTCCTTGGCGATGTTCTCACCGATGTTGTCGTCAAGAGTGAGATTAACGGGAGTGACCTTGCCGAACGGAGACTGCAACTTGGTGTACTCGCCGTGTGCATAGACGTGGAGAGCGCGGAACATAGCCCATCCCTTCGTGAACTTGAAGGTGATGAAGGCGATGATGTCGAAGGCAGCGTTGTCGATGGCGCGGAAGCTGACGGGAACGCTGGCAGCGACGCGGACGGGAGCGGCCTGGATGTTGGCGAAGTTGAGAGCCTGCTCAGCCACCTTGGTCACCTCACCCTCTACGGTGAACTTCACGTCGTTCACAGAGTAAGGAATCACCTGCGTGCCGGTCACGCCAGTAGCCATGCGGAGGTCGTCTGGCAGTTCGATGCCGGGCACCTTCGTGTCAATCAGCGGCAGAATCTCGATGGGAATCAAGCCACCGGCTTTGAGGTTGGCGGTTGTGTTGCCATTCTCAGCGTCGGGGAATGCCAGGATGGTAGTGCTCTCGGCACGCTTCTCCAGTCCGCAAGCCTTGATGCGCTCGCGCAACTGCTTGCCCAGGTC